GCTAACAGCAGAGCCTAATAATATAGAAGACATAGCAAAGGCCTTTTTAGATATCGCAAAATTAACTGAAGAAAAATTAGAGCAATATAAGCAAAATGCCACAAAATATTATGAAGACAATTTTACTCAAAGTAAAATTACAAAAATTTTAACTGAAACAATTATAGCAAAATCAATACATATTGTCATATTTTAACTGAAACAATTAAAGCAAAATCAATACATGCTTGCGCTATGGTAATTTTTCCAGATTTAATGGAATCATACCAATGGTGTCCAGTTAGATCCCAAAAAGGATTAACTGTTACAGAATGGGGTGGATATGAGATGGATGATGCTGGATTTTTAAAACAAGATATTTTAGGAATCAAGCAATTAGACAAATTTTCTGATATCTTAAAATTAATAAAGAAAAACGGTGAAGAGCCACCTAATATATATGAAATACCAACAGATGACAAAGAAGTGTTTAGATACTTTTCTAATGGTTGGAATGGTGATATTTTTCAGTTTGGAACTCATGGTTTAATTGATTATTCTAAAAAATTGAAACCACAGAAGTTTGAAGATTTAATTGCAGCAAATGCTTTATATAGACCTGGTCCAATGGAGAACCATTATCATGAAATGTATGCAGCACGACGTAATGGTAATAAAAAATCAGAATACTTATGGGGTACTGAAGAAATAACTAAAAATACTTTTGGTTTATTGGTTTATCAAGAACAGATAATGCAAGTATGCCAACAACTTGGTGGTTTAACCATGAAAGAAGCTGATGATGTTAGGAGAGCTATGGGTAAAAAGCAAGTTGATATACTCGAAGGTTGGAAAGGACGAGTTCAAAAAGGATTTTTAAATAAAGGTTGTTCAGAATCAGAGTTTGAACACTTATGGGAAGTTATGTTAGAATTTGCAAAATATTCTTTCAATAGAAGTCACTCTGCAGCTTACGCCCAAACAGCATATATTGGAATGTATTTGAAAGTTTATTACCCATTAGAATTTTGGACAACATCATTATATTATGCTGGTGAAAAAGATGTATTGAGATATATTTCAGAAATATTTCAAGCTAAAAATGTTAAAATTTTACCACCAGATATCAACAGTTCTAAAATTGAAATGTCTTCAAATACAGAAAGTAAAAATATTTTTTGGGGCATAGAATCTATTAAAGGAATTGGAGAAGAAACTGCTCACCAGATAATTAAAGAAAGAGATGATAATGGTAAGTATATTAGTTTTGCTAATTTCCTTGAAAGACATACGTTCAAAGGATCAAAAGTTAAAAAACAAACTTACGAAGCGTTGGTAGCAGTAGGAGCTTTTGATTTATTGTATGGATTTAATGGACAAGAAGAAAAACGAAACTCTCTCATAAAGCGATACAGGATACATACAAAAAAGAAAATATCAAATCCAGCTAGAGATCCATACACTATAGGTAGTATAGAAAAGAAATGGTGGTGGTTACTAAAACAAAAAGAATTAACTGGATTAGCATTTATAGACTATGAACAAATAGCAGAAGGTTTCGATATAAAGACACCATTTTGTTCACAAATAGATTTATTCAAGAACCAACCAAAAAGTGTACTAAGATCATTCGGAGGATACGTAGTTGAATGTAAGTTAGGTAACACAAGTAAAGGAAAATATGCTAGACTACTTATAGAAAATAACTACAAGCTGTACAAAGTTATTTTATGGCCAGAATCTTATTCGTTATATAAGACTGAACTAAAAAATTGTGAAAAATCTATAATAATATTTACAGCTAATTTACAATACGAAAAAAAATACACAAAAGGTAATCAATTTACTTTGTCAGCAGATTCAATACTTAAGACACTAAGGTAAATTAATAAACACAATCTTTTATAAGACTAGGGCGAAAAAATTAAAAACTTTTCGTCCTTTTTTTTGTTTTTATTGAAATATTATTTATATATTTACACCATAATTAAAAACAATATTATGGACAACGAAGAATTATTACACGAAGAAGCTAGAGACTTGATGATCGAATTAGACGAAAAATATGGTAGAACTACGTGTTTATCATTAGATGAGTATGAATTTAAGTATAAAACTTCACTAAATAAAAAAGAATTGGAAAGGTGCTATAAATTATTACTAAAATTTTAAATTATGAAAATTGAAAATTTTGAGCCAAATTGCATACCAAATAATCCAAAAGACGATTCATTTGATAGAGATGCAAAAATCTTAGAAAACGGTGGGTATAAAAATTATTTAGTATCATTTAAAAAAGATGGATGTAGATTAGAAATGCTTAATGGAGAAGTAAAGTCTAGATCATTAAAATCACCAGGAAGTATTTTAGTTAAAAAAAGATTTCAGCCATTAGCTGATTTATGTAAAGAATTAAATATTGTGCTAGAAGGAGAATTCTATATACATGGATATAAATTTAATGCTATCTATAGATTCTTTTCTAAGATAGACGTTACTACTCCTAAATATAAACTTCAACTTGAAAAAGCAAAAGCTAAAGATCCAAAGAAATTTGAAAAAGATTATGAAGGATTAAGTATTGAATTTTTAACAACATTCCATGATGATTTAAAATTCTGGATGTTTGATGGTATTGTAATTGATAGGCCAGATTTAATTGGATATGAAGATAGAATGATAGAAATCCATCGACGATTAGCTTCGTCAAAATTAGATTCATTAAAACATATTGTATTTCCAACTTTCCATGAGGTAAACAATAAAGAAGAATTAGATGATCTATTTAATAAATCTTTAGAACTTGGTTGGGAAGGATTAGTTCTAACACATAAAAAACATGAATATAAATTTGGAAGAAATTCGTTGAAACAAGGAACCTTATTAAAAATGAAAGATGATGCATTGGAATATGATGGTGTAGTAATAGACATTGCTGAAGGATCTGAAATTAAAGAAGGAATTGAACGAGGGGTAAACGAATTAGGGAGATCTACAACATCAAACAAAAAAGAAGATAGAAGACCAAACGGAAAAGCTAAAGCAATGGTAATATTATACAATGGCACTATATTTAAGGTTGGCCTAAAGGGATTTAACGATGATGATAAGAGATATATGTTAGAAAATAAAGAAGAGTTCATAGGACGTCATTTTATGTATACTGCAATGAAACCAGTTAAGGATTTACCAAGACATGCTTACTTTAAGAATTGGAGAGATGAAAAATAATTAAAAATAATTTAACAAAAGTTTTTTTATATCAAAGATAGTATGTATATTTGTAATATAATTAAAAACAATATCATGAAAAATTTAACTACAGTAGAACAAAGAAAAGCAATACAAGAATTAATCCAAGACGAATTGTTAAAAAGAGGATTTACTGCACCAATCAAAACATTTGAAGAAACTGAATGTAGAAGAAGTGGAAATAGATTAGAATTTGAAACTGAAAATTTTCAAACAACTCCAGTAATTTTCAAAGAAATCGTAGTAAATGATTTCAACACATCATTAAGTCAAGAAACTAAGAAAAACTCTTCAGATCAAGAATATTTAGAAACAAATTTCTGGATGACAATTCATGTAAGCTACAGACATTTTGATGGAGGAACCAATGGTTGTAATTTATTCCAAATCTCAGGAAAATTCTTTAATGACAACGATAGACCTCAGTACGAAATAAGATAATAATTATAAAAAGTAATAAGATGAACGTAGAAGACATTAAAATCGATAACTATAATAATATACTACATGCGGAGTTAAAGTTTGACCTAGAGCACGATTATATTGTAGATTGCAAACTAGTGGGAAAAGGATTTGACGAAAAAAATAATATATTTACAATTCAAGCTCTTGACCTATCTATAAGAAGTATAATTGATGCATATCATTATGGAAGTAAAAGAGAATACGAATCAGATCTAAAAACAATTAAAAAATAAAAAAAATGAAATACCCAATTTATATAGGAACACAATTAATAACGTTAGAGCATGGTAATTTAGATGACATAATTAACGTTGATGATTTAACAAGGATAGATACTTCAAATTTATTTGGAGAAGCCGTAACTATGTCTGCAGCAGTAAACAGAATTGGATTACTAAAGGCTGAAGTTGAAGGTTTAATGGCTGAGACAAAATTAGAATGTAAAATATATGAAGGAGAATTTCGTAGTAAGTTAAGAAAACAAGCAGCAGAAGACTCTGGGTTTTTCACAATGAGAGTAAATAATGCTGATGTTAGGGTTAAAGCTACTGAAAAAGCTTTAGAAACTTGTTTTGAAATTGATAAAAAATGGATAGAACTAAAGAAAAAGTTCATCACAGCAGAAAAGAATTTTAACGCGCTTAGTTCGTTATATTGGGCCACACAAGATAAATGTAGAAAATTAAATGGTCTAGTATCAGGTACATCACCAGAAGATTTTATCGGAGGTTTGATTGAAGGGAAAATAAATGGTATATTGGTTAAAAAGAAATAACCAAAATGCAAGCTTTTCAACATAATGTTTATATTAAAAAGCTTAAGTATACCCTAAAAGAAGAAACAAAGCAAAAGTCTGGTAGCTAAGGCACTATTGGAAGAATAAGAAAAGTCCTTTTAAAAAATTAATTATTAATTAAAATTTATTAAATTATGGCTGGATTAGGATCAGTTAACAACGAAAGAGGAACATTTTTAACTATTACAGGTGGTTATATCTGGAATAGAAAAGCAGATGAATCAGACCCAAATTATGGAACACAAGCCTATGAAAATAGGGATGGAACAAAAAACGTAAGGTCTGGAGCACAATACGCTTTCTTTGAAGGAAACGTAGTTGGAGTGGAGTTTAAAACTCACGAAGAATATGGTGAAAATATCAACGTTACTTTAGAAGCTGAAGGAGATAGGTATATTGTATCAATATCAACAAACAATCGTTATAGTCAAGATATGATGAAAGCTTTGTTGAAAATGGATTTGGAAAAAGAAGTTCATTTTAAACCATACGACTTTACAGGTAGTGATGGTAGAAGAGCTCATGGTATCGTCTTTAGACAAGATGGTGAAAAAATTGTATTATTTAATGAAGATGCACCATCTAAAGATTCAGATTGGTTTAAGTCTGCTGATAAAAAAAATATCAGAAGATTCTTTGAGGATTTAACTGAGTGGTTTATTGCAGAAATCAAAGAAAATGTTTGTTCTAAATTTTCAAAAGAAGTAAAAACTGAAGAGAAAAAAGTTGAAAAAGTAGAAGAGAAAAAAGAAGAAAAAGTTGAAAAAGTAGAAGAGAAAAAAGAAGAAAAAGAAATTCTAAAGGTTACTCCATTAAAAATGAGAAAAATCCTAAAGGAATTTATTGCTGAAAATTACGAAGGAAAAGAATTACCAAAATTATCAAAAGATGAGTTAGTTGTTTGGTATAATCTATCTCAAGATATGGAAGAGTTACCATGGCCAAAAGAAAATAAAGAAGCTGAGGTATCAAAAACTGATCTTGATGATCAATTATCAAAACTAATCTAATTAAAGATTAACAATAACTATTAGAGGGGTTTTTAAATAAGCCCCTCTTAAAATTTATTTTATGGAAAAACAACCATTAGCTATTATATTTAACGACGTTCACCTTAAACCAGGTAATGAAACAGAGATTATAGAATCTGTACGATACATGAAGAGCTATGCGTTTGAAAATAAAATAGCGAATATAATATTTGCTGGTGATTTATTTGACTCAAGAGCATTTCAAAGACAAAGTGTTTTATTAGCTTTTGATGAGATACTAGATATGATCACAGATTCAGGATTAACTTTACATATGATACCTGGAAACCATGACAAAACAATATACAATAGTTATGACTC